ATATTATGTTATGTACATTTTTAATTTTTATATATACTAAAAACCCACCTATAACAGATCACGAATGTATAGATAACAAAAAACAATATTATAAATTACTTAGATATCTTTTATACATTTATGCTATATTATATGTCTTTGTTATAACTTTTTATATCACAGTACCAAATATTAATATTTCAAGTTATACAAATATATTATTAATAATATTTGGAATTATTACTACCGGATTTACATTATTAATATATGCTAATACATATCCAAAGAAGGTTCAATGTTTTATGAATGGATTATCTTCTTATATTTCATTATTACCATTACTATTGATTGGTATTATTTCAATATTTTTAGGCTATCTTGGTGGTGTAATAGAAAAATGTAAAGTATAAAATTTTAAATTTAACAAAAGTTTAAAATTTAAGAATAAATACTCCAACACCACCAGCACATACTTTGATATTTTTCTTCAGCGCCGATATCTGGAAGTTCTGAACCATCTATAATAATATTCTTTTCATCGTTTTGAACTTGAAATTTTGCATTGATAATAGATTTTTTATTACAAACAACGCAAATAGTTTTAATTTCTTCAATTGAATCGGCTAATTCAAGAAGTCTTTGTGAACCAGGAAATAATTTGGTTCTGTAATCAGTTTTTAGACCATAACATATAACTGGTGTAGATTTTGTCAAAGTTCTGAGTTCGTCTATGTGTTTTGGTGAAAGAAACTGCGATTCGTCTACTAAAATACAATGTATTTCATGCAAGTTTAAATCTAAAAGACTGGTACTTTTATTTATTAATAAATCAGCGTCTCTTTCAATTCCAACTCGAGAAGATACTTTATTAGAAGACCGAGTGTCGATTTCGGGTTTTAGAATTAAAACTTTTTTACCCTGTGTTTCATAATTATGTGCAATCATAAGAAGATTGGCGCTTTTAGAAGCGTTCATAGTTCCATATCTAAAATATAGTTTGAAATACATATTAAATTTAATATTTTTATAATATTAAATTTTCAATTTTAAATTAATTATTCAATCTAAAAATTTTAAAAGTATGCATGGTAAAATTCAAAGAAAATAGACCAAAATCAAAGTTCCTGATTAGTTCAATTTCATTTTCATTTTTATAGTTCGTTAAAGTACTGTGATAACCTATGTCATTTAAATTATACAATTTAGCCATTCGATCAATCGTATCTTTTGCTTCTTGTGAACTCCTTTTATATGAATAAGGAACATCATCTACACATATTACATAAATAGTGTTTTCAGTATCATCTTCAATTTCTGAATCGTCGTCGTCATCGTCATCGTCTTCGTCTTCGTCTTTATTACAATCATTATCTTCCTTTATAATTTCATTAGATTCTTCAGTATCATTAAAATGAGAATTATTTAAAGATACCGTATCTGTAAAAGTAGATTGTTCTATACATTCAAAAGTTGTTATATCAACTTGTAATGGCGCTTCTTCTTTTTTACTTGAGAAAAACATTTTTATTATATTAAATATAATATAGTTTTAAATCAGTTTTATTCATTTATCGTATAATTAAAATACTCTTTTATTTTATTACATACATAATCAACATCTTCTATTACCATTCCGTGATGGGCGCCTAATAGAAAACCTTCAGCCATTATTCTATCTGAATTAGAAAATTCTTGTAAATAATTTCTATAAACAGGATGCCTTGTTATATTACCTGCAAAACATACTCTAGTTTGTATATTGTTATTTTCGAGAAAAGTTAATAACTTGATTCTATCTTTAACTAAGAAAGGAATTGCTAACCAATCGTTATCATTGTTAATAATTGGTAATGTTATTTCTTTAACTTCTTTTAAATTTTCTAAATATCTATCAAATACAAGTTTCCTTTTTGCTTTAATTTCTTCAATTCTTGATAATTGAACTAAACCAAATGCTGCATTCATTTCAGAAGATTTCATATTATATCCTATAGCTCCATATAAAAATTTATAATCGTATGGAATACCATCAATATTAAATTCAAAACGCGTTTTAATATCTTCGGAATTATCACCAATTCTTCCCCAATCCCTAAACATTTTAGCACGTTTTAATAATTTTTCATCATTAAACATAACCATTCCACCTGAACCTCCAGCAGTAATTAAATGACTAGCATAAAAACTTGTTATACTTATATCTGTTTCAGGTGTAAACGTTATTGTATCTGCTGAATCTTCAAATAATGTTATATTTGTTAGTTTTCGTAATTCAGACCAATTTGGTTTCGATCCTATCAAATTTGGTAATAGTATTAATTTAGTTTTTTCTGTTATCAAGTCACATATTTGTTTTATACTTGGAACATAAGTACCTACTTCTACATCACAAAAAATAGGTTTCAAACCGCACTGTATTATAGGAGCTAGAGTCGTTGAAAATGTACATGCTGGAGTAATCACTTCACTTCCTGGTTCTAAATCTAGAGCGCATAATCCAAGTAATATCGCAGAAGAACCGCTATTAACAAATAATCCATATTTTTTACCAAATTCTTTAGAAACTTCTTCTTCGAATTTCACAGTTCTTGGTCCAAAACCGGCTAACCATCCGTCATTTAGACAATCAATAACAGCATTTATTTCCTTTTCTCCATAAGATTCTTTTTCATTTGGAGCATACCAAATTTTTTTAGTGATCATTTATATTTATTATTTATTATTATAAATATAAATTAATAAAAATTTTTTTAATCACATGTGGAAATAGAAAAAGATAATTGCATATAATAACTGAATATACAATTGAAATATGTTTTTACAATTTCGGTAAAACATATTTCAAAAATAAAAATGAATTTCGTAAATTATATTTCTTTATAATTATAAATGGCATCATCAGTATTAGAAATTTTAAAATCAAACTATGTAGAAGGGGTATTTCATACGCATGTTTCAATGATTAAACCTAAAGGAAAATTTCTTTTTAATCGAGAAATTTTTGAAGATTTCTGGAAAATATATTGTATTCTGATGAAAGATGATAGCAATCTAGGAATGTTTGGTATTGCAGAAAAACCACAATATTATTATCCTGTTTTAATAGATATCGATATTAAAATACCGGAAAAAGAAATAGAACCGGAATTGAGAAAAAAATTAGAAATAATGGAAGGGAAAATTGAAGACCACATATATGGCGAAAAACATGTTGAACAGGTAATAGAAATATTTCAATCTATTTTGAGACAGATAGTTGAAGATTGTGAAGATTCAATACTAACATGTTGTTTATTAGAGAAAAAAATTTATTCTATAGAAAAGAATGGAGTGAAATATTATAAATCAGGATTTCATTTACAATTTCCTTATATATTTTTAAGTAAGAAAGACCAAGAAACTTATTTGAATCCTAGAGTTATTGAAGCTTTAAAAGAATTAGAAGTTTTTGAAGATCTAGGGTTTGAAGATTCTTCAAAATTGTTTGACGATGGTATTTCTGGTAAACCTTGGTTATTATACGGAAGTCGGAAAGAAACATCAGAACCATATGTTCTAACTAAAATTTACGATTCTGAAATAAAAAAAATTACTATCGAAGAAGCCTTTCAGCATTATCAATTATTTGATAATAGAGAAAGATTAATTGATATTAATGGTAAAATTAAAGAATATTTACCTAGAATTTTAAGTATAATACCTTATGGTAGAACTCCATGTGAATTAAAATCAGGTTTAGAATGTATGACAAAAGAAAGACAATTATTAAAATCTAAAAAGACTTGCAAAGAAAATCTTAAAACAACAGTTGACCAGAATCTAAAAATTTCTGAGAAACTACTTCCGATGTTAGGACAATTTCGAGCAGAAGAATATAATGAATGGATAACTATTGGATGGGTTATGTATAATATTGGTGAAGGATGTCAAGAAGCTTTGGACCAATGGATTGATTTCTCTTCTAGAGATGAAATAAATTTTGACGAAAACGAATGTATTTCGCAATGGGAAAAAATGACAAAAAAAGATTATACTATTGGTACTTTAAAATTTTATGCAAAAACCGACAACCCAGACTTATATCGAGAATTTGTTAAAGAAGAAGGATTAAAATATATTAAAATGTCTTTAGAGGGATCACATAAAGATTTAGCTGATTTGTTATACACTGAATATGGTACTGAATTTGTATGTGCAAGTGTACAAAATAAAACATGGTATCAATTTGTGGGACACCATTGGGAAGAAATTGAAGAAGGTGTTTTTCTGAGAGATAAAATATCAAGTGATATAGTAGAAAAATATGGAAAACTCGGAGGAGAATACTTTGTCAAAGCTACTACAACTGGAGTTGGAACCGGAGAAGGTCCGGACGAAAAGTCATACCAAATTCGTTTGAAACAAATTCAAAAATTAGTTGTACAATTGAAATCGGCGCCGTACATTCAAAATGTTATGAAAATGGCAGCTGATAAGTTTTATAACAAAAATTTCAAACATAAACTTGATACAAATCCATATTTATTCGGTTTTAAAAATGGTGTATATGATTTAAAATTAAATGTTTTTAGATCTGGTAGACCAGAAGATTATATATCAAATTCAGCACCGATTGATTTTGTAAATTATGCTCCAACAGATAAAAAAATTCAAGATATTCATGATTATTTAGAAAAAGTATTTCCAGATAAGTCTGTAAGACAATATTTTCTTGATCAATCTTCGGATGTTTTTGTCGGAGGTAATCATCAAAAAGTTGTGATATTTTGGACAGGTGAAGGAGATAATGCTAAATCCGTTACACAATCTTTCTTTGATAAAATGTTAGGAACTTTAGCTATCAAGTTCAGTACAACTTTAATTACTGGCAAGAAAACACAGATAGGTGCAGCTGGTCCAGAATTAGCAAGAGCAGGAGGAGGAGTTCGTTGGGCAGTTCTAGAAGAACCTGACGGAGATGAGGAAATCAATGTCGGTATGTTAAAAAGTTTATCAGGTAATGATTCTTATTGGGCAAGAGATCTTTTTGAAAAAGGAAAATCTACACGTGAAATTCAACCTCTATTTAAGCTTGTTTTTATTTGCAACAATCTTCCTTCTATGCGTTATTCTGATAAAGCTACATGGAATCGTATCCGTGTCATTCCATTCGAATCAACTTTTGTGAGATCTGGAGATTCTTGTCCAGATACATACGAAGAACAATTACGCGAAAAGAGATTTCCAATGGATGCAGAATTCGGAAGAAAAATTCCAGGTCTACTTTCAGCTTTTGCATGGGTTCTTTTAGAACATCGTAAAAGTATTATAGGAAAAGAACGTATTGAACCTGAAAAGGTTAGAATGGCTACAGCTATGTATAGAAAGCAAAATGATATTTATAGACAGTTTATCGAAGAAAGAATTATCGAAGATCAAAAATATATTAGAATTGATGAAATGTATGAAGATTTTAAAGTTTGGTACAGAGGTGGTTTTCCTGGTAATTCTATTCCAGTTAAAAATGATGCCAAAGAATACTTTTCTAAAGTTTGGGGCGATCCTGAACCAGGTATTAGATGGTACGGTTACAGACTTCGAAATATTGATGATGATGTCAAAGAAGGTAATGCAATTGTTTTAGGAGAAGAAGATCTTGTAGATTATAATAATGATGGTACTGTTAATAATCCATTGTAATAATTTTTAAACTAATTGTCAAGTTTAAAAATTAATAATATTTTTTTTTATACCCATTTATATGGTCCCAATCCCTTAATTTCGACATCAGATTTGTTAGGTTCAATAAGTATTGAATTTCTTCTACCAAATACTGTCCAATAAAATTTACCATTTTCACCATAAACAATAAATTTACCTTCTGCGACTTCTGAACAACTATACATTTCTTTTTTATATTTTCCATCGTAAATAGAAGTAATTTGTACGGTAAAGTCATCTGCTAATTTACAAGTATATTCAGGTAGATTAATTACAACTGATTCATTATTTACAATTTCAGATTTACCACGATAATATACCCCGGCTTCAGGTCCTTCAAGACAAGCATGAATGAGGTATTTATTTTTATTTGTTGGATGATCGATAACAAACGTTTTTGAACTTGTAGTAGTAGCTGTACTATATCCAATTTCGCTTCTAGCCGGATCGTATAATAAGATACTTGGTGTACCACTAAACGCAGTCGAACTAGCAATTCTTATAGGTGTAACATAAGTTCCGGAATATGTAGCATTTATAGTTGTACCAGTTGCACTTAATATAATAGAGTTACTAACCTGAAATGCAGCCCCTGCAAGATATCCAATTGCTATAGAACCTGTTCCTTGGTTTGTATAACCTGCTTGATAACCAATTGCAACCGCATTTTGTCCTTGTGTTCCTTGTCCTGCTTGAAAACCAATAGCAATTCCATAAGTTCCTTGGTTTGTAAATCCTGCCATATTTCCAATAGCAACTGAATTTTGCCCCTGGTTTGTATTTCCAGCTTGATAACCAATTGCAACTGCAGCTGAACCTTGATTTGTAAATCCTGCTCGCCAACCAATTGCAATTGTATATTCTCCTTGTGTCTGATTTCCTGCTTGATAACCAATTGCAACTGCATTTTGTCCCTGGGTTCGATATCCTGCTTGAAAACCAATAGCAATTCCATAAGTTCCTTGGTTTGTATAACCTGCACTATTTCCAATAGCAACTGCTGCCGTTCCTTGATTTGTATAACCTGCTTGAAAACCAATAGCAACTGCTGATGATCCTTGTCCAGAAGAACCGGCATTATAACCAATAGCAACCGCATTTTGTCCTTGATTTGTATAACCTGCTTGAAAACCAATAGCAACCGCATTTTGTCCTTGGTTTGTATTTCCTGCTCGATAACCAAGTGCAACTGCATATTGACCTTGT